CCGACGCGATCGGTCGCTCGGCTCCCGCGCAAGTCGAGGCGTATTCGGCCACTGAGTCGTAAGGCGTCCTGGCGCATGGTGACGAGCGTGACGCCGCGCGAGAGCGTCCCCGTTCGGTGCATCTCTGTCGAGAGCGCTTCCCAGCTGTTCCTTGCGGGGGAGGGCTGCCAGCCGACGCACAATTCCGGGTTACTCGAGGTCTGTACGCGCTACGGATTCCGTCCCCTGTATGAACCGAGCAAACGTCGTCTCACGTTTCCGAATGGCGCCAAGGCGATCACCTATAGCGCAGACGAGCCCGATCGGCTCCGTGGCCCGCAGCACGACGGGGCGTGGTGTGACGAATTGGCCGCGTGGCGACGACCGGAGGCGTGGGATAACTTGCAGTTCGGCTTACGGCTCGGAGATGACCCGCGTCAGGTGGCAACGACAACACCGAAGCCCGTCAAGCATGTGCGCACGCTTGCGAAAGAGACAACCACGGTCGTGACGCGTGGTCACACCGATGAAAACCTCGCGAACCTTGCCCCTGCCTTCCAAGACATCATCGAGAAGTACCGGGGAACGCGTCTTGGCCGCCAGGAGCTCGCCGGCGAGCTCCTTGATGATGTGGAGGGCGCCCTGTGGTCGCTTGACATGATTGAGCGGTCACGCGTGCGCGCCGATACCGTGCTGCCGTCGTTGACGCGTCTTGTCGTGGCGATTGATCCGCAGGCGGGATACTCCATCGAGGGGGAAGGGAGCGAGACCGGCATCGTCGTGGCGGGACGCGATGCCCCGGGACACGGATACGTGCTTGCGGACCTTTCCGGCAATCACCTGCCGAACGATTGGGCTACAGCCGCCATCGTTGGCTATCGAACGTGGCGTGCTGACCGCATCGTCGCTGAGTCGAACCAGGGCGGGGAGATGGTGCGGAACACGCTTCGCACGGTAGACCCGGTGGTTCCCGTCACGCTGGTCCATGCCAGCCGGGGCAAGATTCCGCGTGCTGAGCCGGTGTCCGCCCTCTATGAACAAAACAAGGTCCACCATGTTGGATTGTTCCCCGAACTTGAGGACCAGATGACGACCTACGTTCCCGATCTGGCGATGAAGAGTCCCGATCGGATGGATGCGCTCGTGTGGGCGATGAGCGATCTCATCGTGCCCAAGACGCGACCTGCTCGCGCTGGCACGATCAGCGGAGCCTATCAATGAGCCATGCCCTGATCGACCCCCTCGGCTGGGCTCTGGCCGCATTCCGCGATAGTTCGCTCGCCGAGAGCTACACAACCGCATCCGATTACTATAACGGCCATCACGACCTCGGCTTCGCGACCACCGCCTACCACAACACCTTTCGCGATCTGCTGAAAGCCACCACCTGCAACCGATGCCGCAGCGTCGTCGATGCGCACGCCGACCGGCTCAAGGTCATTGGCTTTAGTGATGAGGGTACCGAAGAACGGAGTCCCGAAACCGCTGACGACACGCCGGCCGACGTCGCCTCGGGCAAAGCGCCGCGTGAGATGGCCTGGGATCTTTGGCGCCAGAATCGCATGGACAAACGCGCCGGCGAGATCCACCAAGAAGCCTTCACCACGGGCGACGCTTACGTCATCGTTGACAAGCACCCGACAACCGGCGTGGTCAACATCTGGCCGCAGCTGGCGTCACAGATTCGCGTCGCCTACAACGATGAGCACCCCGGCGCGATCGACCTCGCCGCAAAGAAATGGCGGCTACACAATGGCAAGGCGCGACTCAATCTCTACTTCGAGGATCGCATCGAGAAGTATGTCAGCCGCAACAAAGAGGCGAATACCGGCGCGATGCTGCCCAAGGCGTTCGAGCGCTACACCGACAAAGACGACGCCGGAGCATGGCCACTGCGGTTGATTACACCCGGAATCCCGGTCTTTCACTTCGGCAACAATGCTCGCACCGGAGAATACGGCACGAGCGAGTTGGTCGACGTGATTCCACTCCAAGACGATCTCAACAAGACCATTGCCGACATGATGGTGGCGGGTGAGTTCGGGGCGTTTCGGCAGCGGTGGGCGGTTGGCGTGTCGCCGGTGATCGATCCGATTACGGGACTCGAAGCCTTGCCATTCAAGGCCGGGCCGGGGCAGGTGTGGTTTGCCGACGCGGATGCGGATGGGACAGCGCCGAAGTTCGGGGATTTCACCGAAACGGACATCACGCAGTACATCGACGAGAAGGAGACCTTTAGCACCGAGATCGCTCGCGTCTCTCGGGTCCCGGTTCACTATCTGTTGATGACCGGGACGCCGCCATCGGGTGAATCGCTGAAACTCCTCGAGGCGCCGTTCGTCGCCAAGTTGCAAGATCGCCAGATTGCCTTTGGCCAGGTATGGGGCGATGTGATTCGCTATGCGTTGCTGCTGCAATCGGGCGTCGATGTGCCGGGGTTGGTGACGGAGTGGCAGCCCGCGTCGCCGCGGTCCGAGAAAGAAACGGCGGACCTCGCGTTGATCTACTCACAGGTGGGATGGCCGGAAGAAGAACTCTGGCGATTCATGGGCAAGACCGACGCGGAGATTGCGCGCATGAAAGCCGAGAAGGCCACGGCGTTCCAGCAGCAACAGCAGATCGCGGCGCAGACGCAGGCAACGTTTGAGCGCAGCCTGACGGGATTCGCGGGACCAGACCAGAACCCATCCGCTCAGGATAGTCAGCCGAACGACACACCACCACAGAAAGAGAGGGTAAAGCCATCGCCGCCGTAGTAAGGATGAGCCTGTTTAGCGGTGCTGCCGCTGCAACCGTAGCGAGTGCAGAGACAGGCATAAAATTCGCCAGGGACGAAACGCAAGTTGGCACCACCGCGCCCATCCCCAAGCCGAACGCGGCCGGGACGAACTACTCGTGGCCGAAGGAGCTCGCGCTCGAGGTGACGACGGTTGACGCGGCCACCTCGATTAGCAACCGCAAGCTCAACGCGGCGTCGGCGCCGGCGGCGGGCCTGACGTTGTGGTATCGCAATGATGCGGCGACGTATCAGCGCCCGACTGCGGTAGCCGCCGCCGACAATGCGACGACGAACGACGCGACGCCATCTGGCTTTACGGCCATGCCGACCGCGGCGACGGTGTATGACGCGGCGGCGGTCGCGGCGAGCGCGTTGGGGCGGAATGGATCGTATCTGTCCGTAGCTTTGGGGGTATCCGCGCTCTTTTTAGGAGGAGCCGGTCCAAACATTGCATTGCCCAGCCTATCGTTCGTTTATGACGAAAGTTAGTTATCTTTACTCTCGTTAGAGTGCTATACTATATACGGTAATAGCACGATATCGAGAGGGAAACATGGGCGAACGGACATGCCCCATTTGTGGAAAGCCGCTCAAAAGAGACATGGAGTACAGATGGCCGAAAACGTGTTCTCGGTCGTGCGGTCAAAAGCTTCGGCGCGGCCCCGAGGACCAACGGTTTTGGTCAGCAGTTGACGCGACCGGTGGCGACGAATCGTGTTGGCCTTGGACGAAGAATCGGAATCGACAAGGATACGGTGCCGTCGGGTGGTTTGGAAAAGTACGAAAGGCTCATCGCGTTGCGTACGAGCTGGTAACCGGAGAGAACATAACGGGTCTAGATATTCGGCATACCTGTGATAACCCGCAGTGCTGCAATCCGCGTCATCTTCGCGCAGGGACAACGACGGATAACATGCGGGATATGGCGGCGAAGGGTCGTTCTGGCAATCACAAGGGGACGGCGAACGGACGGGCGAAGATTGGAGAGCCCGACGTGTGTGAGATACGGGAGGCGCTGAACATGGGCGAGTCACAACAAAACGTGGCGAACCGATTTGGTATTCATCAGACATCCGTCAGCCAAATCAAGTGTGGCGTCAAATGGACGCACGTCGTCTGCGATGAGCCATGGGCTTCGTGATTGGCTTCGTCGTTCTCATCCTCTTGTGCCTGTGGCTCCGTTACGTGTACCGGCTGTAAGCAAGGAGGGCTCCTCATGATTCTCGGCAGTGGCGTGCTCACCGTAATTGTCATCGTCCTGTTGATTCTCTGGCTCACGTAGGAGGCGGAAGCGTGCCCAAGGACCAGACCACGGCGAGCCTGTTCCTCACCGCACAAGGAGGCGAGATGGCGAAGGACGCAACAAAGACGCACCACGTTATCAACGACCACGGTACCCTGCTCAACCTGACCGATGAGCAATATGAGCGCACCTACAAAGATGCCGGGTTTCGACCGCTGAAGCCGGGCGAGATTCCGCCGATCCAACAAGCGGAGCTCGACGCTATGGGGATTAGCTCCCCATCTGAGGCGGCGCTGGCCGAAACGCCGAACGCGGAGGATGTCAAGACGCTCCGCCGCGCTCAGGCCAAGCATGACGGCGCGTAGCACGGCAAGGCCAGAAACGTGGCGCGATTGGATGCCTGAGGGGGCGCCTGAGCCGAATCTCGTCACGCGCGAAGAACTGATTGGGCAGCTCGCCGAGCAGGGCCTCGCCGTCAGCGAAGACGACTTTCAGTACTGGCAAGGAGCCGGCGTTATTCCATTCGGGGTTCGTCGCTGGCACCAGGGCGCCACCAGATTGCTCTATCCCGTCTGGATGATCGACCTCATCCGGCAGCTCCGGATCTGGCAGGTTGAGGGACGGAAGCTCGCCGATATCGGTCCGGAGCTTCGCCGCCACGGCGTCCGTGCTGTGTCCGCGTCCGCCATCGCCGTCCTCCCGGCCGATTTGGAGACGGCGCTTTCGACGTGGGCGCGCAAGTACGAACGCACCTTCGGCGCATCGGTCGCGCGGATCCGGGTGGTTTTGGAGGAAGAGGACGGCGGAACACTCCCGTTCGCGATTGACCCGCACACACACGCCAACCAGCCCCCGAGTTGCGCACGCACTGCTGGCACGAAGGAGATGTCGTGACCAGTCGTTTCATTGATCGGCCCTACACCTGGGTCGCCATCTCCAAAGGCGGCACCGCGTTCTGGGAAGCGGACTACGGGAGCATGACCGCTGTCTCTGAGACGGTCCGCGTTGAACGTCTGGCCCTCGTGGCCACGGAAGATCCGGACGATACGACCAAGCACGTCGCCGTCGCCGTGCCCCCGGAAGGGAGCCCCGTCGCCTTTACGCGGGTGACGATCGTCGTGCCCACGGGGGCGAACGGGGAGCCGCTACCGGAGGATCAGTACACGGTGCCGGTCAGCGTGATCGGGTTTCGGGGGGATGCGTTCGGGACGGACGTCCTGACCTGGGTCTATCCCGATGGCAGCGTGCTCGTGACGGACCGTGATGTTGATGAGGTGACCTAGTGCCAGACAACGCGACCATTACACCGGGCTCCGGAAAGACCGTTCTGGCCGACGAGGTGACGGACGCCACGCTCGGCACGGGTGTCGTCCAGATGGTCAAGCTGATGGATGGCACGCTTGACGGGACGTCCAAGGCGGCCGTCGGCGCCAACGGTCTGGCGGTTGACGTGACGCGCCTCCCGCCGACGCTGGAGGTGACGGGTTCGGCGTTAGCCCTCAACGCCGACGTGATCGCGGCGACCGATGTCTCGGCATATCGCTGGGTCTCCCTCCAACTCTCGGGAACATGGGTCGGGACGGTCACGTTCCAATCGTCGAACGACAATGTGACCTGGGTATTGGCCCAGCTTATTAACGCGGCGTCGTTTGCATCAACCACCGGGTCCGTCGCAACCGTGAATACGCTCGTCACCGGACCCATTCAGGCGCGATGGTTTCGCGCCCGCGTGACCGCCTATACATCGGGTACGGTTGTGGGCACCGCTGAGTTTTGGGCCACGCCGGCGGCGATGCAGACGATGGGTGTGGTGCCGCTTGGCCTCACGGCGCACGATGGGGTCTCGGCTTCAAACCCGTTGCAGGTCGCGGGGTACGCCTCCCTTGCGGCACCGGTCGACGTATCTGCTGATGGCGATGTGGTCCGGCTCTGGGCAGATCGTGGCGGCAGGCTCCAAGTCGGGGATGGGGGACTGTCCCTGACCGTTGACGCGCCGGCGGCCACGCCGCTCCCCGTGGTCCAACGACCCGCCGATCTCGTGCAGGTCGCCAACCCCGTCGCCAACACCGGCGTCACGGTCACCCTCCCCGCCGTTGCCGGCCTCTTCCACTACATCACCCGGATTCGCATTGCGCGCCTGGCAACCGCCGCCCTCGCCGGGACCGCGGCCCTCTCGATCACGACCACGAACCTGCCGGGCCCGCTGGCCTTCGCGGTCGGCAACGCGATGGCGGCCGGCGGCACCCAGGTCGACATGGACGGCGCCTTCGTCAACCCCCTGAAGTCATCAGTCGCCAACACCGCGTCGACCATCGTCTTTCCTGCGCCCGGTCTCGCCGTCCTCTGGTCCATTCAAGTGTTCTACTACGTCGCCGCCTAGGGGGACCGATGCGTGACGCTTCTTCTGCTCCTCACATCGCCGGGTCCGGTTACCTCGGCGAGGTCGACGCCCACATCGGCCGCGCTCTTGGTTGCGGCGACTCGGACCGTGCCAACATCGGCGGTCATCCTGACGACACTGACGCGGACGGTGCCGGATACGGCCGCGGTCAAGACGACGCAAACGCGAACGGTCCCAACATCAGCCTCATTGTTGACCACGTTGACGCGGGCGGTGCCGTCATCTTCCGCCGTTTCAACGCCGGGGGTCGCGAGGACGGTTCCCGAATCAGTGGCCGTGCGGACGACACAAGCCAGGACCGTGCCGACGAGCGCGGCGCTGGTCAACACGTTTTCGAGAGTGGTGCCGGATACAGCCGCGGTGTCCACGCCGGGACTGATTCGGACGGCGCTAGCTACGTCCTCGATCTCGGTCCTTGGCTTGACGAGGACGGTCCCGGATTCCGCCGCCATCGTGACGACCCTAACCCGGACGGTACCCGAATCGGCGGCGGTCAAGACGACAGCGACCCGCACGGTTCCGGACAGCGCGGCGGTCCTGACGACGCTGAACCGAACCGTTCCTCCGTCGCTCGCGGTGTCGACGCCTGGCGTGACGCGCGCGGCGCCCGAGTCGGCGGCGGTCAAGACAACCGTCGCGCGGACTATCCCGGCATCCGCCGCGCTCCTCACGACGTTGACCCGGACGGTCCCGGAATCCGCCGCGTTGCTGACCACGCAAACACGGACCGTGCTGACAACGGCGAATATCTCCGGCGCGATCGTTCGGACGGTCCCAGACTCCGCGGCGGTCAAGACAACCGTGGCGAGGACCATCCCGGAAACGGTCGCCATCCTGACGACGCAGGCCCGGACCGTTCCCCAATCCGCCGCGGTCTCGCTCGTTGGCAACCGGACCGTGCCGACGAGTACGGCGATTCGGACGACGCCGGTTCGGGCCGTCCCGGCATCATCCGCCATCGCGACGGTTTCCACGAGGACGGTGCCGACCAGCGTCGCCGTGCTGACCGTCGGCACGCGATCGGTCCCGTTATCAGCGGCGGTCTTACGGTCGTTCGTGCGATCGGTGCCGTCATCTTGCGCGGTATCGGTGACCTCGCTACGGATGGTCCCGGCCTCGGCGGTGATCAGCGTCGACTCCGTTTATGTCCCGCCCGAACTCGTTTTGATCGGACAGGATCGCGTGACGTACGCCGGAACACGCCGTGGTTCCACGGCAACGGGGGCAGCGCGGGGACCACTGACGGGTCGCGTGCGGGTGACAACGTTGACTGGGGGTGATTTGTGAGTACGGCGTGGCAGATGACGGACGCACACACGGTACCACCGAGCAGCACGATGGCGGAGGGGGAGATCCGGCAACTCGCCTACGATGCGACGAAAGACCTCGGGACCGGGCAAGTGCCGACCAATGCGAGTGGTACCCTCGTGAACCTCGATACTGGCGCTGTCGTCAGTGGTGGGGCGACGCTCGGCTCTCCCGCGATCACCGGCAATGTCATCTCGATTCGGCTCGCGGGGATTACGGGCGGGGTGACGCATGAGCTGCGGATTGGTTTTGACCATACCAACCCGCGCGTTTCGGGGGAGCATAGTGTCAAGCTCCACGTGGTGGAGGGCATTGCTTGAACGGATCGCGCCTGACAACGTGAGCGCGGTCGTGACACAGAGACGACAATCCTACGGCCGAGAACCGATCCCGATTGAAGAGGCGGGGCACCCACGGTTCGGACGTGTGCGATCGCTCCTTGACGACCTCTTCTCGGCCTGGCGGACGTTGCGCGGAAAGGCAGTGGCATGAACGCAAACACGAACCCGGACATGGCGAAAGCCGCGGACGCCATCGTCGCGTTGGCCGAGACCCTCGCTCGCTACCGTAAGGCACTGATCGACGGCGGATTTGATGAGAAGATCGCCCAAGAGCTGACATTCGATATGCACAAGCGGGTAATGAACCATGCGTTCAGCGGGGTGGTGCCACCGGCGGGCGAGGTGCCGGTGACGGCGAAGACGGATCGGGGGTAGGGTGATGACGGATCGCGCAACCACCGGCACGATGACCGACCACGACCGATCGCGCCTCGACGCCTGGCACGAGGTCGCCGAGATCGCGGGCCAAGGGGTATGACCGACGCGTGGCGCGCCGACCGCGAGGAGGAACGACGTTGGGATCGGACGCGGGCGAGGATCGCCCGAGCATCGGTCGCCATCGATCGTCTGGCGCGGATGCTCTTGTCCTTCGATCCGGTCCTTGCCGGCACGTGGGATGACCTCCCGGACGAGACCAAGGACCGGTACAGGCGCATGGCAAACATGGCCCTCACCGAGGTGCCGGAGTTGCTGCGGGAGATGGCGGGGGACGAATCCCCGTGACGGTGGCCGACGAGCAGACCCGCGTTGGGGAACCGCACGTCGTGTCGGACGACGGCGTGCGGTGGCTGGCTGAGGTCTTTGGCGAGCTGTTTCGCCTCGGCATCGCCCTCCTCTCGCGGCGCTACCCGAGCATCCGCCGCAAGGACGCTTGTCCTCGCTGTGGGCATCGCGGGTGATGGGAGCGGGCCAACATTCGCGTTTGACGACGATTTGCTATACTGAGGCGTAGACAACCAACGGCACGGTTGAGAACAACCGGCCCCGACGGGACGATCCGACGCGAGACGCGGCGGCTCCGATCCCCCAGGGGTCGGTTTTTTGTGTTCGGCAGATGGAGGAATCGTGGCTGACAACCAGGCGGCGGAGTCCCTGGCGGACGATGCGGCCCAGTCCCAGGCGGACACCCAGGCCCGGACCCAGGCGGACCGGAGCGACACGCAGGACGCGACGGAAACGATCTCGCTTGAGAAGGCCAAAGAGCTTCGCCAAGAAGCAGCGGGCCTTCGCAAGCGCATCAAAGACGCAGAGGCCCGTGTCCAGGCGGCGGAGGCCAAGGCGCAAGAAGCCGACGATAAGGACAAATCCGCTGTCGAGCGGTTGACGGGCGAGCGGGACCGGCTGAAGGCGGACATCGAGCGCCTCGACAAAGATATTGAAGCCAAGGACGCCCGCGTTCGCGACCTGGCGGTGAGCCAAGCGCTCATGAGCGCCGCCACGAAGGCGGGGGCACGGTACCCGGACCTGTTGATGGAACGGCTGGCGAAGCGGGCCGAGGTGGACGGCGACCTGGCCGTCACCAACGCCGACGACCTGGTCAAGGACGCCAAGGCGCAGTACCCGGCGCTCTTTTCGGCGGGGAAGGCAGACGGCGGGGCCAGGGACGAAAGCGCCGGCGACGAACACGTCAAGCCGGGCCTGGGTCGCCTGCAGCACGCGTACGCGACGGAATCGAAGACGAAGCGGAGTCGGTAGCACAGCGCCGCCGCTCCCTCTGAGACAACAAAGGAGCTGGCGGCATGGCGGTAACGCTTGCACAATCGGCGGTCCTCAGTCGGGACAACTTGCAACGGGGGGTCATCGAGACCTTCATCATCGAGTCCATGGTCCTCGACCGCATTCCCCTTTTGGAAATCGAGGGGAACGCCTACGCCTACAACCTGGAGGCGTCGTTGCCCGGCGTCGAGTTCCGGGCGATCAACGCGGCCTACGCCGAGAGCACGGGGACGTTCAACCAGCTGACCGAAAAGCTGGTCATCCTCGGCGGAGACGCCGACGTGGACCGCTTCATTCAGCAGACTCGCAGCGACATCAACGATCAGCGGGCCATCCAGACGAGGATGAAGGTCAAGGCGGCGGTCTATAAGTTTCAGGACACCTTCATCAACGGCGACGTCCTGGTCGACGCCAACAGCTTCGACGGCCTGAAGAAGCGGCTGACCGGGGCCCAAGTCATCCCGGCCGCAACCAACGGCTTGCCGGTGCTCGGGGCGGACGATAACGCCAAGTGGGCGTTCTTCGACAGGGTCGATGAAATGATTGCCGCCGTCGGGGCTCCGGGACCGGACGCCATCTATGGCAACGCGGCCATCCTGTCGAAGTTCAAGTCCGCGGCGCGACGGCTGACCGTCTTCGACCAGCGGACCGACGACTTCGGCAAGCGCATCGCGTCCTACAACGGCATCCCCCTGCTCGACATCGGGACCAAGGCGGACGGGACGCAGATCATCACGAACGCCGAGACGCAGGGGACATCAACCTTCGCAAGCTCACTCTACGCGGTCAAGTTCGGCCAGGACGAAGGTGACGGCGGCGTAACGGGGCTGACCAACGGCGGCATCCAGGTCGACGACCTCGGCCAGATCGACGCCAAGCCGGTCCTGCGCACCCGCCTTGAGTTCTATACCGGATTGGCCGTGTTCAGTGGGAAAGCGGCCGCACGTTTGACTGGTGTTCTCAATGCATAGGTGGTGATCATGCGGTGCGGGTGCGGATCGGACTGGTTTGTTGAGGAGCGGTTGATTCAGCCGGCGGCAATGCCTAATCGGGATAGCCGCTTGCCGACCCACCCCAAGGACGTCCGGTTCCGGCTCGCGTGCGCCGAGTGTGGAACGCGATTCACGAGCGAAGGAGTTCCGATTCATGGCTATGACGAACGAGAAGGTTTTGCCGAAGGGCGAGGCCCCGTCGGCGGGGGACGTGGCGAACCAAGCGGACGCGTCCGTGGCTCCGAGCGCCGACAACCGGAAGCTTGAGCACAGCCGGGGCGGCACAACCACCCGAGACGACGCCACCGACCTTGGCGTGCCGATGCTTCCAGGTACTGGCAAAGAGCCGCAGGGGCCGGAGGACGCCCTTGGCTTCGGTCAGACGCGGGGCGACTACCGCCAGCGCCTCGGTGACGCCTATTACAACCCGCATGTTTCCGTTCCCATTGAGGATCCGGCGCCGGGTGAACCAAGCGTTGTGCTGGTCCCGCAGGCGCAGCTCGCGCAGGCCGTCGGCGACACGCCGGGGGTCAAGGGTGGCACCGACGGACCCGATGCCTATCTGAAGCTGGCAAAGAAGGGCTAGCGCATGACGACGGCCGAGGCCCGCGCACGCATCGAAGACGATACCCAGTGGCAAGCTACCCCCGCCCTCGTGACGGCGGAGGTTGACCGGCTCTTGGGTCGCGCCAAGGTGATGGATGCGATGGGTCTCGTGCCAGGCGTCGCCGGCTACGTGGAGACCTATACCGAGGCAAGCGTCAATGGGGCGGTCGCCCTCGGCTGGCGGTGGAAGCAGGGCAAGGTCGCCGCGGACTTCGATGTAAGCGGGGACGTGGGCGCGAAGCTGAGTCAGCAATTCGACATGTGCGAAAAGATGGCGCGACGCTATGAACGGGGTTCGGGTGGTGTCGGGTCGCTGTCGATCGTTCCGGTGAACGCTTTATGGTGACCTCGTTTCTCACACCGGCAACGGTTGACCGACCGTCGCCGTATGCGCGGGTGTCGTGATAGAGGAGACAATCGGATGAGCAACAAACCGGTCGTGATCGAATTCAAGCGCGACCAGGATGGCTATGGTAAGGGTGAGCGGTTCGTCGTAAAGAGCGCGGAGGCGGCCCAACAGCTGTACCCAGGGGCCACGGTCGTCAGTTACGAAGACGGCGCACCAATTGAGACGCCGAAGTCGTCAGCGCCAGCGGCGGCACCCGCCGCCAAGGCGACTGAGCCAGCCAAGAGCGAGGCGAAGGTCGCGAATCCGTGACGGATATCCTCTCGCCACGCCTCATCAGCACCCTGCGCGGTGTTACGGCGCGACTGCGACCGGACACGTGTCAGGTGCTGCGGGCGACGGTCGTGGAGGATGGCAGCGGCGGGTCCACGACCGTCGAGACGGTAACGGCCACGATGCCGTGTCGTCTCGATACCACGGGGTTACAACCAGGGGAGGAGGCGATTGCCTCACGCCTCGGGTGGGAGGTTGCCTATCGGCTAGACATGCCGTTCGATGCTGACGTGACACCGGGCGATCGGCTGCGGGTCAACGGCGCGCGGATGTTTCAGATAGGCGGGGTGCCTATGGCGGGGAATGCGGCGATGAGCAAGGTGGCCGTGGTGCGAGAGGTCGGGTAGCGATGATCCAAATGAGCATCACCGTGAACAAGAACCTTCTGCCCGCTGCCGCCTCACGCGTGCGCTCGGAACTGCCCGCCGTGGTGGGACGGGCCGCAACCGACATCGAGACGCGAGCCAAGGGGTATGCGCCTGTGGACACCGGGGCGCTTCAGGCAGACATCAGCTCCGTTCACAGCGGACTGTCCGCGACGGCAACCTCGGGGATCGAGTACGGGGTGTTTCAGGAGTACGGCACTCGGAACCAAGCCGGAACCCCCTATATGCGTCCGGCCGCCGAAGCTGGCGGTCCCGCGTTTCAGGCGGCGGTCGCCGAACTCCTTGGACGGCTGGCATGAGTATCACGGTCGCTGAGGCGCAAAAACTTGCCAAGACGTGGCTCTTTGGTCACTACGTCACGAACCCGGCAATTACGGCGGTGATTGACCGCCGTGTCGCCAACGGCCGGGCCCCTGCCGGGTGGCCGTCGCCGTTCGGGGTCTACAACCTCGTCTCGCACCGCAACAACGGCGCGATCGGCCAACCAGCGATCTCACACACGATGATCTGGCAGGCGGAATTGATCGCGGAGGGAGAATCGACGGTGCCGATCAACGATGCCGCCGATGCGCTGGAAGCATCGCTTGACGGTGCCCAAGAGACGCTGGCTGGTGGGTATTTTCTCGCCTGCAAGTCGCTTGGCGGCATCCCGCGGCCATTCTCCTACGACGGCGATCGGGTCTGGTCCCACATCGGGATCGAACTAGAAATTATGGTCCTCAATGGTGGGGGCTAGCGATGTACGCGAACCTCGCGCCCGTCAAATGCCCGGACCCGAAGTGCCATCGCACGCTCTATGAGCGACGGGTGGGGTGGGGCGGTGACCCGATCGTGATTGATTGCAAGAAATGCGGCAGGCGGATTGAGGTGACCGCGGTGAGCGCCCGGTTTATCGACAAGTAGCGACCGACACGAACCGATAGCGGCCGGCGCCCATCGAGAGGCCGGAGCCCTTCAGCAAAGAAGGAGTTTCGGCCATGCCCCCACGTGCATTTGCGACCCAGGTCGTTCAACTGGGCAAAGAGACGGTCCCCGGCACGCCGGTTGCCGCAACCACGCGGTTGCAGGCGATGCGGATCATGCCGAAGCCGACCTTTGAGTCGGAGCGGTTCGCCCCCTCCGGCTACACCGCCCCCACCGTCAGCATCCCGCTCCAGGAGTGGACGGAAGCGGACGTTGAGGGCCGCGCCACCTATACCGACGCCGACCCCGTGTTCGCCGGCGCGATCGGTCAGCCGGTGATTACCACGCCCACCGGCGGCACGCTGGCCCGGCAGCGCGTCTTCACCTTCGATGGCGTGACGCCCGCCAACCCGGCGGTCTACACGGTCGAGTATGGCGACCCGACCCTCGCGCGGCGATTTGCCCACGGGATGTTCAACGGCCTGTCGATGAAGATTGCCCGCGACTCGCTGGAATTCAACTCCGCGATGATCGCGCGCAACGTCCAGACCGCCTTCGCCCTCACCTCAACGGGCATCACCTCCATCACCCCGGTACCGATCGCCGCTGGGCAGTGGGATGTCTACGTCGACGACCTCGCCGCCAACCTCGGCACGACCAAGTTCCTCGAAGCCTATGAGGCGGAATTCGAGCTGGCCGAGCGGTATGAGCCGACCTGGACGATCAACTCCGCGCTGCCGAGCTTTACCAGCTACGTCGAGAAGAGCGCCGAAGATCAGGAGCATACCGGCACGCTCACCGTCGGTGCCTCGACCTCGATGGAAGCTTATCTGACCACGATCCGCACCGGCGCCAAGAAGTTCGTTCGCCTGGAAGCGGTCGGCCCGATCATCGAGACGACCCTCGCCCATCGCCTGACGATCGACATGTGCGTCTTCATCACCGGGACGCCCGGCTATGACGATCTCAACGGCCTGCTCGTCTTGCCGTTTGAGTTCCAGGTTGGCCGCGATGAGGTCTGGGGGAAGGCGATGACCGTGACGACCGTCAACGGTATTGCCGCCTAACGCGCGTTTCCATAACGCCCCGTCGTGCGTGTGCGGCGGGGACCCAGCCAGAGCGGCCGAATGAGCCGCGGAGGAGAAACACCGTGCCAAGCCTGAAGGATTTACTGCCGGCGACGCGTGGGCCCGTGACGATCGACCTCGGGCGTCGCTGCGGCCATGCCGAAGCGCGCGTGGCCTACATCCCGGCGAACGTCTCGCTGGCGAACGACGTTCCGGACGAAGACGATGACGACCTGGAGCGCGACTGGGACGAGCCCTCGATCGTGGCAACGAACCTCTGTGAGCTGGTCACGGAGTGGGACGTGACGGGGCCGCTCGTCAACAAACGGACGAAGGAGCCGATCGTCGCCGATGGGGCGCCCGTGCCGCTTGACCCGATGGTCGTGCAGCATGTGCCCTGGGCGATTCTGGCCGGGGTGATGAGCGGGGTTACGGCGGCGGAGAATCCGAACCCTTCTCGCCGCAGGCGGAAGCGATAGTTTCCGCCCTGATCAATTGGCCGGTCTACCAGCGAGTCATGGAGAAACAGGAAGATGGCACCGCCTCGCCGGAAGAGGAGCGCATGGAGCCGATCCCGGCCTGGTTCGGCGTCGTGCATGCGGCGAAGTGGATCGGGGTGACGCCCGCCGCATTTCTGGCGATGGACCCGTACGATCGGGCGTGCATTCATACCGCGATCTCGATCGAGGCCGAGGTCGCTGGGGAGCGACACGATGAGCTGAGTGCGCGGCGGCGGCGGAAGGGATAGCGCCGATGGTGCACGATCTCGCCTGCCCGCGCCGTCGTCACGCCCGCGTCTACCGAGGCATCATCGAGATTCACTGCCGCTGGTGTAGCGGGCTACGGCACGATGGGAGCCGGGTGCTGCATCGGTGGACGCTTGACGGAGAGCCGTTGCCGGATGTGATGGTGCCGGAAACAGGGGCAGACAAAACGCGCGTGGCTCCATCCTCGGCGCATGGTGCTTCATCGTGACGCCCGGTAGTGGGTCAGTTTGAAATTGGGGCGGGCGGTTAGTCGGGGTAGACACCGTGGTTCGGGTCAACCCACACGAGGTGGAACACCTGGTCCTCTCGATAACCGATCATGCGCGCCCCTCCACCAAAACGCCATGACAAGAGCCGAATGTCGTCCGTGATGTAGGAGGGGATCGCAGGAATGATGCTGTCGCGTGCGATGGTTTCGGTTCCCATGCCTTGTCTAGGCGCTTGGTTGATCTGGCTCCACGTCAGTTGGCTCAGCTCTTGGAGGCGATCGGCAAGTGCGGCTTTGTGCGGCTGCTGGCAGTCGGAGATGCGGAAGCCGGCCGCGAGGGAGCAGAAGCTGAAGAGCGGCCGGAGGGCGTTCGTAGGTTGTCGTGGTGTTTCCCTTGGCGCGACACGTGGTTGAGCCGCTAGCTTCCGCGCCTTAGCCTTCTTGTTCCCGCTAGCCAACGGTCAAGTGGTTTGCAAAGTAGGTCCGCATTGCTTCGTGAGAAATGATGCCGTTCCTCGGCGTGTCCTTCCACGGCGCCTCCTCGTGGCTGAGGTTCCGTAGGCCCCATGCAGAGTACTGCCCATAGACCTGATACACCTCTTCCAGCAACTCGCGCGTTCGCTCATCGATCGCAGCGGGATCAAACTCCGGGGGAGATGGGAGTGGCTTCGCGCCGTACTCCTGGTACTTTGAATATAACGGAGGCACCACCGGTCCGTGCGCCCAAGCCTCGATCGGATCGAGGAACAAGGGCTCGCCATACCATGCAAGATGGAAGCCCTGCGCGTAATACACGAGCTTCTGCAACTTCAAATTCGTGATGTTCTCGCCAAACTCTTCGTTCTCGTTTTCACGCTGGATAAAGTAGCTGGCGATGTCAGACACCGGATATACCATCGGACACCCCCAATATGTTAGAACATTCGTCCTGTAAAGTATATCCGGCCAACCTACACTCGGCGAGGTGAACGTACGATCCAGATTTTGCAACAGGGGCTTTCAGTGATCCTCCTTCGCCCATCGAGCGGCGGCCTTCTTGGCGATCTCCCGGCGTTGCTCTGGAGGAGTGCCTCCGCACGAGCGGTGCCGCCTTTCGCGGTCGGACTGCTCGATTCAAACTGACCCACTACCTGACGCCCCTCAGATGACGTGTTCCTCGCGTCGCGATGATATACTACGCGTGGGACAGACGCCTCACCGCGTCGTTTCGCAATAGCCTTCCACCCACTTGCGCCTATGAGTGCGGGTTGGAGGCTCCTGTACAGGAGCTTTCGATCATGCACCGGGGCGTTTTTTCATTTCCGCAAACCCCAACAGAACCGAGGGCCAGCCGCCTGATCCGCAATCGCGGGGAGGGCTAGCGCTTTGCCCTCGGTCGCTGAGCTGACGGTCAATATCAACGCCAACGACACCGCAAGCGCCGCGCTTGACGCGGTTTCCGGAAAAATCGGCTCTGTCAGCCAAGCATCGACCACGCTCGGTCGCGGGGTGATGGCCGCTGGCGTCGCGATGGGCGCGGCGATGGGTAGCGCGGTTTACCAGGCCGCGAATTTCGAGCAAGCGATCGCCAACGTTGGCGCCGTCACCAATGCGACCGCTCCGCAGATGGCCCAAATCCGAGAAGAAGCCCTCGGTATCGGTGTCGATACTCAGTATGGCGCTGGCCAGGCGGCCCAGGTCATGGAGGAATTGGGTAAACAAGGATTCACAACCGATCAAATCGTCGGTGGTCTCGCGCGTGGTGTGACCAATTTGGCCGCCGCCACGGGGACCGATCTTGTTTCCGCTGGTACGGCAGCGGCCCAGGCGTATCACGTCTTTTCCAGTCAGGGGGTCGAAACCGGGCAGGTGATCGACTCCCTGACGAACGCCGCGAATGCCTCGGCAGTCAGCATCCCGGAATTGAGCGGCGCCCTCGGCAACATGGGCGGCGTCATCAATCAGCTGCAAATCCCGATGGATGATGCCCTCGCCACCCTCGGCGTCTTCCCGAACTACGGCATCGGCGCCGCCGAGGGCGCGACCTCCTTCACCTCGGCCATCAACGACATGATCTCGCCAACGAAAACGCAGGCCGAAGCCCAGGCCAAGATGAACCTGCACCTCCGGGATGCCAACGGGCTGTATGTCGGGACGCCGGAACTTATCAAACAAATCGAAGACGCCACCAAGGACATGACCGTGGCGGATCGGCAGTCCATCATGGCGAAGGCGTTCGGTGTCTATGGCCAGAAGGCGCTCAACGCAATGCTCCAGGAGGGGTCAGCCAAGCTCCAAGAGAACACCGACCTTGTGAACCAGAGCGGCACCGCCCAAGAGCAAGCCGCGCGGCGCATGGACACCTTTTCCGGCAGCGTCGAAAAGCTGAAGGGCAGCATTGAGACGGCCGCTATCGCACTTGGCACACCAATGTTAGGACCACTCCGCGCCGTGGTTGATACCGTCGCCGCTGGTGTCAACGCCTTCATTGGTCTGCCGGGTCCGGTCATTGCCGCCGTCGCTGCCCTCACCTCCGCTGGGGCTGCCGCCGCCTTAGCGGCGGGCTCCTTCCTCCTCCTCGCACCCAAGGTGATCGAGGGCATCAAGGCGTTCAACGTGCTCAAAAACAGCGCGCTGGGGATGCGCGTTTTGTCCGCGATCCCCGGCCTGCTGGGTCCGGTGGGGCTTGCCCTCGGTGCGGTTGCCCTTGGTGTTCTGGCCTACAAAACCAACTTCCTCGGCTTCGGGGACGCCGTCGATGCGGTCGTCGGGGGGGTCAAGGACTTTGGCGCGGCGTGGAAGACATCGTACGACTATCTCAGGAGCGACCTCGAAGACGGAAGTGGAAACTGGGGGGCACTGTCAGCGGGAGTCCGGGCGTTCGGATTTGCCCTACAAGGTGTTGGATTGGATCAGTTTGGTCAACTCTTCGTTGACCTTGGTGGCGAGATTCAGCAGTTTATTCCTCGGTTCCAGCATCTTTACAGCGCCTTCACCGCCTTCGGGCAAAGCAATGCCGAGGCGGCAATTCGGGCGTTTGGGAACGCCCTCTTTGCGACGACCGGAATCAACATCACCCCGCTGACGAACGGGCTGGCAAACATCATTGGCGGCATTGTCGATTTCAACAATGCCGCCAGGTTGTTCGTCCGCTCGACCCTGGCATTGGCCGGACCGCTCGGCATTGTCGGGGCCGCCGTCTATGCCTTCGGGATCGCGTTTCCGAAGGCGGCGGCGGCCATCAAGACGTTCACCGATGGCCTCATCAAGCTCAATGCCGCTATAGCCGCCGGAGACTGGGGGGCGGCGGCAGGCGTTGTGGCCAATGGCATTCAAGCCATCGGCTCGGCCATCGCGGGCGCCGCCGCTGGGCTGGCGGTCGATTTCGTGGACTGGACGATCAACGTCGCCGCGCCGAAGCTGATCGGTTGGGTCGAGAACGCCGCCGGATTCCTGCGCGACCAGATCGGGGGCATTGTTTCCGCCGTTGGCGGCGTGCTGGGCAACGTCGTCGGTTGGCTTCTTGAGGTGGGAATCCCCCAACTCACCGGGTGGGTCCAGGGCGGGGCGTCGCTCATCGGGTCGGCAATCCAAGCCCTAGTCCAGTTTGGCGGGCAGACCCTTGGCCACGTGCTGGGGTGGTTGTTGGAGGTCGGCGCGCCGCAGCTCAGTGGATGGGTGCAGGGCGGCGCATCCCTCGTCGGGCAAGGGATTCAGGCCCTCGTTAGCTTCGGAGGGCAGACGCTCGCCCACGTGATCGGATGGCTTCTCGAAGTCGGAGCGCCGCAACTGAGCGGTTGGGTCCAGGGTGGTGCTTCGCTTATCAGTAGCGAGATCCAGGGACTTGTTCAGTTTGGGGGGCAGACGCTCGGCCACATATTGGGGTGGTTGTTAGAAGTCGGTGCGCCACAACTCACCGGATGGGTCCAGGGCGGGGCGGCGGTCATCGGGTCCGACATTCAGGCGCTCGTGCAATTCGGTGGGCAAACCCTGGCTCGGGTGGCTGGGTGGTTGCTAGAGGTTGGCGCCCCCCAGATCACGGGGTGGGTCCAAGGCGGCGCGTCGCTCATTGGCTCGCAAATCCAGGCACTCATCAACTTCGGAGGGCAGACGCTTGCCCACGTTGTGGGCTGGTTGCTCGAAGTAGGAGCTCCGCAACTGACGGGCTGGGTCCAGGGTGGCGCGTCGCTCGTTGGTCAGGGGATTCAGGCCCTCGTCAACTTCGGCGGGCAGACGCTTGGGCATGTTCTTGGGTGGTTGCTTGAAGTTGGTGCCCCCCAGCTCACGGGGTGGGTCCAAGGGGGTGCGTCGCTCGTCGGGTCGCAGATTCAGCAGGTGCTCTCGTTCGGGGGCCAGACGCTCGGCCACGTTGTGGGCTGGTTGTTGGAAGTTGGCGCTCCGCAACTGACGGGCTGGGTTCAGGGCGGAGCATCGACGGTCGGGAGCCAGATTCAGGCCTTGGTCCAATTCGGGGGACAGACGCTGGCGCATCTCGCCGGTTGGCTCTTAGAAGTCGGGTCTCCCCAGTTGACGGGTTGGGTGCAGGGGGGGGCGTCACTCCTTGTCGGCGAAGTCGGGAAGCTCGTCAACGTTGGGGGGCAGACACTCGCCCGCGCGGTTGGCTGGCTGCTCGAGGTCGGAGCGCCGCAACTCAGCGGGTGGGTCCAAGGGGGTGCGTCACTCGTCGCGACAGACATTCAGAAACTTGCGGACTTCGCGGGGCAAACACTCGCGCACGTCACAGACTGGCTCCTCGAAATTGGCGTACCAAAGCTCACAGGCGTCCTTGACAATCTCTCGGGGTTTATTGGACCAAAGCTCGACGAGGCCATCGCCGCCGCTGGGACGATCACCAAAGAGTTCGCGACCTGGGTCATCAACATCGGCGCACCGGGGCCCGAGAACGTAGTCATCGATGATCCAGGCATCCAAGGGGTCATCGCCAAGTCCATCAATGACGTGGTGGTCAAGGGTCCGACCGGAGAACAGGAGGCGTCGGCGAAAGCAGCGGGTGAGGAGGTCGGGGCAAAGTACGCCGACATTATCCTTGCCGGGGTCGGACTAGGTTTCTTGGCCGGACAGTCGGCCGGTGGCGGAGCCGGTGCAAACCCATTTCAGCTTGGAATCGACTTTCTCCAAGGCTTCTTGGAGGAAGTTTGGACGAAAGCCGACGCTCTTGCGGACGAACTCACCATCCGCATGGACATTGCCGCGCAAAAGATCGGGATCGCGTTTGATAATTTCGTCAAGACGACGTTTGACCACCTGAACAAACTGCACGACTTTGCGCCATCCGCCGTGCCGGAGATTCCGACGGACTGGATTGACACCGACATCGCCAAGATGCAGGACCGCATCAAGGAGTTGAGCGGTCAGGGGGCTGATCAGGGGTTTGACTTTGGGTCGGACTACGGAAACAACTTCGCGACGGGAACGGCGGACGGAGTGCGGGCTGGGTATAACGACGGCCCTCCGCCGGTAACAACCGGGATTGAAACCGCCACCGCCAATATCCCCCCACCACCCGCGCCAACCGCGGCGGCCCAGACGCAAGGCGCGACCTGGGGGGATGTGTACGGGAACGGGTTTGCCGGCGGGATACCAAGTGGCGTCGGCCAGAGCACGCCGTACATTGAGGCGCAACTTCAGCAAGGGATCGCGGACTCCACGGGGGCCATCACGCCGCCGGTGCAGGACGCCGCTCATACCGGCGAGATGCACGCGGGGACGTGGACCGATGTCTACGGAAATGGCTTTGCGAGTGGCATCCCGAGCGGGATCGGCACAAGCACGCCGGGTATTGAGGCGGCGTTAGCGCAGGGGATCAAGGCCGCAGCCAGCAACCCGCCGCTTCCCGCTCCCGCTGATTCTGCCCCCATTGGGGCGAAGGTGGCAGCGAACGCCGACGCGGGCATGGGGACCGGAATTGGGCAAACGCCGTTCCGGAAGGTGACCGGCGCGACGCAGAACCAACTGGCGAAATCCATCGCGCAGAGCGGGGCAAATCTTCCCAAGGTTGGCACCGGTCCGGGCCTTGGGCACACGCTCGATACGGTGCTCTCCGGCCAGGTGCGCGACACGACGATGGAGCAGACCGCGACGGCCCTCGGACTCCAAATGGGTGCAGCCGTCCAGCAGGCGTTCACGAGCTTCGGGACGCGAGGCGGAGGTGGCCGAACCGGGGGCGACAGCGGACAGCAGGCTGCGGGTGGAATCGGCCAGACGTTCGTCGCTGGTCTGGCAACATCGATCCAAGGTGCTGATACGGCGCCCATCCAAACCGCACTCCAAACCCTCGTCTCGACCTCGATGGCCGCAGGATTTGCGGGTGGGGCAACACAGGGGATCGGAGGGGGAGGCCGAACAGGCGGCGGGGCCGCTGGCGGTATCGGCACCACGTTTGTTTCCGGGCTAGCCGCACAAATCGCGGGGACTGACCCCACTCCGATCGCCACGGCTCTAACTACGCTGGTGTCTACATCGCTGTCACAAGGTCTCGCCGCTGGTCCGACTCAGGGCATTGGCGGTGGCGGACGGGTCGGCGGGGACGCTGCTGGTGGCATCGGGACGTCGTTTGTTCAAGGACTCGCCGCCCAAATTTCCGGCACGGACCCCGCGCCGATTAGCCTCGCATTGACCACGCTGGTCTCGACCGCGCTGTCCTCCGGCCTTGCCGGTGGTGGAGTGCAAGGCGGCATCGGCGGAGGTGGTCGTGCTGGGGGTGCTGCCGCCGGTGGAATCGGCACGAGTTTTATCGCGGGACTCGCTGCGCAAATATCCGGTACCGATCCGATGCCCATCACGACGGCCCTGACGACCCTCGTTTCCACCGCCCTCTCGACCGGGTTGGCGGGCGGTCCCGCGACGGGAGGCGTGGGCGCGCCAGGACGCGCCGGAGGTAGCGCGGCGGGTGGGATCGGAACCAGCTTTATCCAGGGATTAGCCGCGCAGATCGCTGGCACGGACCCGATGCCGATCACGACGGCGTTGACCACGATTGTGAGCGCGGCGCTCACGACCGGCCTGGCGACTGGCGGGCCAGCGGGTGGCGTCGGAGCACCAGGCCGGGCGGGTGGCGCGAGCGCGGGCGGTATCGGGACCAGCTTTATTGTCGGACTTGCTGCGCAAATAGCCGGGACCGACCCGGCGCCGATCACGACGGCCTTGACCACCTTGGTCTCGACGGCGTTGTCCTCTGGGTTGGCGGGTGGACCGGCAGCGCCCGGCGCGGGGATCGGGGCGGGCGGCGCTGCCGGTGGCGATGCGGCTGGCGGCATCGGGACCAGCTTCATCGCCGGGCTTGCCGCACAAATCGCTGGAACGGATCCCGCGCCCATTACCACGGCTCTGACGACGCTTGTTTCGACAGCCCTCTCTTCTGGCCTAGCCGGCGGACCAGCGGGCGGGATCGGCGGGGGTGGTCGCGCCGGTGGTGACGCCGCCGGTGGAATCGGGACGAGTTTCATTGCGGGTCTCGCGGCGCAAATAGCCGGCACCGATCCGACGCCCATTACCACGGCGCTCAATACGCTCGTCTCGACGGCCTTGTCACAAGGTCTCGCCGGTGGCGGGACGCAGGGCGGGATCGGGGGCGGCGGACGCGCCGGCGGGGATGCGGCGGGCGGGATCGGAACCTCCTTCGTCTCTGGTTTGGCGGCGCAAATCGCGGGCACCGATCCGACCCCCATCACGACCGCGCTCCAAACGCTCCTCACAAGCGCGCTCTCGGCGGGAATGTCTGGTGAGGCGGGCGGCGGTGGAATTGGTGCAAGCGGGCGCACGGTCGGTATCGGTGCCAGCATCGTCAACGCCATATCCAGCGCGATCACGAGCGCCGATTTCTCCGGCGTCGGCACCGCGCTCCAAACCCAGATGACGACCGTCGTCGAGACGGCCTTCACGGAAATCTCGACCTCCGTCGAAACCGCGATGCAATCCGTGACGACGGCGATCGAAACGGGCACAACGGCGTGGGCGACCGCGATCGAGACCGCGACGACCGGGATGCAGACGGCCATCGAAACGGCGTTCCAGGCCATCCAAACAGCCGCCGAAACCGCGATCCAGGCCGTCACGACCGCGATCGAGACCGGGACGCAGTCCTGGCAGACGGCCGTTGATGCCGCCGGAACGGCGATGCAAACGGCGATCGAGACGTCATTCGATGGGATGCGGACCTCGGCCGAAACCGCCATCCAAGGGATCACGACCGCGATCGAGGCCGGCGCCGACGCGTGGCGGTCGGCCGTCGAGTCGGCCGGGGATTCCATGCGATCGGCGATCGAAGGTGCCATGGACGCCGTCGCGTCGTCGGTCGAGTCGGGCATGGACCGGGCGACGTCTGCGGTCGAGAGCGGCGTCGACACAATGATCGCGGCGATGGAAGACGCTGCCGGCCGGGCGGAGGCGGCCGGCGCGGCGATCGCGGACGGCCTGGCGTCCGGATTGGAGGGCGGTCTCGGGCGGGTGCAGGCGGCGGCCTCCGCCCTGGCGAGCGCGGCGACCAAGGCGATCGACCTGGCTGCCCAGGTGGCGTCTCCCTCCAAGATCACGACCCGCACCGGCGAGGAGCTGGGCAACGGTCTCGCGCTCGGCATGGGGCAAAGCACCCCGGCCGCCGTCCAAGCGGCCCGCGACCTCGCCGGCGCCTCCCTCGGGGAGGTGACGGCCTCGATCGGCGCCGGCGAGGTTGCCGCGTCCACCGCCGGCGGCGTGGTCGGGACGGGCCTCGCGTCCGGGCTCGCCGCTGGGTGCGCGCCCGTCGAGGCGGCGGCCCACAGCGTCGCGGCAGAGTGCGTGTCTGCCGGGATAACGGCCGGGGCGCCAGCGGCGGCCCAGGCGGCGACGGCGGCAGGCGCGGACGTGCCGGCGGCGATGGCGAGCGGGATGGCGACCGGCGCTCCGGCGGCGCAGCAGGCGGCGACCGACCTTGCCACGGCCCCGGTGGCAGCGTACGAAGCGGCGGCCCCGGCGGCAAGCCAAGCGGCGGCGGGCCTCGTGACCGGCGCGGTGGACGCCGCCAGCGCCGCCCTGGCCCCCGCCCTGGCGACCCGCTCCGCGTCCGACCAGGCGGCGATCGACAACTACTTCGCCTCTATGTGGGAAACCTCCTCGGCGAACGCCGCCGCCGGTCTCGGGCCGGACATGGACTGGGCCAACGACTACCTGGCCGACATCACCGACCCCGCGCTCAAAGAGCAGACGATGGCGGCCGGGCAGCAGCTCGCGGCGGACTACGCGGCCGGCGTCGCCACCGGCGCCGGCGTACGACGCCGGCGCGGCGGCCGGTCAAGGGTACGTCGAGGGTGCCGGCTCGTACGTCACGCAGGCGTACGACACGGGCGGGAATCTGGTCCAAGCCGCCGCCGACGGCATGTACTACTTCGAGGACGGCAGCTCCATCACCTACGGGGAAGCGGTCGCGAGGGGGTTTGTCACCGAGGTCAGCACGTGGGCGCCGGCCGCCTACGATGCGGGCGCGGGACTGGTCGACGCCGCCGACCAGGGCATGACCGACGCCGGCCAGATCGCCTCGCCGTCCAAGGTGACGGAGGCGATCGGGAACGACTGGGGCAACGGCTTCCCGATCGGCGTCGACGCGACGGTCCCGGCGGGCGAGGACGCCGCCGCCCGGCTGGTCCGCGCCGCCGAGGTCGCCGCCAAGCGTGAGGCCGCCCGCGCCGCCGAGATCGCCTCCGTCTGGGGCGAGGAGTTCTTGACCGGGATAGAGGGCCTGACGCCCGCCATTGCCCGCTCGTCCGTGGCAATGGTCGACCGGGCGGCGGCGTCCGCGCTGCGCGACGTGAATGCCGCGCTCGACGTCGGGACGGCCTTCGGCGAACAGTTCGATCGCGGCGTCCTGTCGGCGGCGCCGTCGTCGGTCCGAGCCGCGCAGTGGCTCATGGATCAAACGGTCCGCGCCGCCGACGGCGCGTTGGGCAAGGCGCAGGCGCGTCTGACCGGGATGGCGGAGGTCTTCTCGCTGAAGACGGCGCTGCGAGAGGCGGGGGCGGAAGCGTCCGCGGAGGCGCGCGCGCAGGCACGGGACCTGGCCGACGCGGCGCGGCAGGGGGCACGGGACGCGGCGGAGGAACAGGCGGACGCGGCGATCGGCGCCTTCCGGGATGCAGCGGGGCGGGCGCACGACGCGATCGGCCGCATCGTTGAGCGCGACCCGTGGTGGGTGCCGGACCCGAGCGCGACCGACCCGGCGTCCCTCGCCGCGGCAATCGAGGCGCAACTCGCCGCCCTCGGCCCAATCGACCCGCCGACGATGGCAGAGACCGCCGCACCGGACCAGGGCGCCCTGGTCGATGCGTGGCTCGCGCAGGCGCAGGCGGCTGAAGAGGCGCGTTCGCGGCAGGCGGCGGCGGGCGACGCCGCCTACGCGGCCCAGGCGGACGCCGCCGATGCGCTCGCCCAAACCCAGGCGGACGCCGCCGCGGAGGACCAGGCGCAGCAGCAGCAGCAGGCGCTCGACCGGCAGCGGCTCGTCGTGGCCGCGGCGGAGGTGGCCGACGCCGAGCGGTCGGTGGCGGCGGCCCGGCGCGACGTGGCGACCGCCGGCAGCCGGGAGGAGCAGGGCCGGGCTCGGGCGATCCTCGCCCAAGAGCAAGCGCGGCTCGGGCTGCTCCAAAACCTGAAGGTTGCTCAGCAGGGGGTTGTTCACGCGACGAGCCAGGCGTCCCGCGAGATCGCGAACCTGAAGGTTGACGCGATCGTTGCCCAGGTCGAGCGGCTCCAGCAGGTCGACGCCGGCGGCGTCTTCGCCGACTCCCTGGCGGTCGGAATGGAACGAGCGGTCCAGGTCGCGCAGCAGAAGACCGACCGCATCCAGGCGCGGATGGACCGCTTCGCCAATCGGGCGGAGGTGACTGGCGCCGCGACCGGCGGCAACTACGTGGCAGGGATGGCATCGGGCATGGAGTCCAAGGCCGGGATCGCCGAGAAGGCCGCAGCAGCGGTCGGGACGGATGCCGCCTCGGCGATGTCGGGTGCCCTTGGCAACGCCAAGCAGACGGTCGGCAAGGACGCGGCGGCGCTCGGGACGACGGGCGGGACCGGGTTGGCGACGGGCATGAGATCGACTGAGCCGACGGTCCGACGGGCGGCCGACGCTGCCGGGGAAACGGCCGTGACGGCGATGCGGGACCGGCTCGGTGACCTGAACGCCACCATCCGCGAGCGGGTCGGCGGGGCGAACGGGCAGGTCGCCGCGTCACTCGGCAACCTCGGCGCCAATATCGCCAATGGTATCAACCAGAATCTCCGCAGCGACGCCTTCGACAACAACATCAACCAAGCCCTGCGCCAGGTTGGCACGATCAACGGAACGGCGGATGGCGCGGCGATCGGACGCAGTGTGACCGCCGGCATGGGGTCGAGTGTCTCTCCATCGGCGTTGACCAGCGGCGTGAGCGCCGCGGTGACCGCCGCCGGCCAGGTGAACGCCGCCCCGAAGGGGGCGTCGATCGGCGGAGGGTTCGCGACCGGAATGGCACAGGGGATCGACAACGGAACCAGCGCCGTCGCCGCCGCGGTCATCCGAATCGTCGAAGCGGCGATCGCGACCGCGCGCAAGCGGTCGAATTCGGCCTCCCCATCGCGCGTTTTTGCCGACGAGGTCGGCGCGACGTGGGCGCAGGGCATGGGTATCGGCGCGGAGGCAGAGACCCCCTTCGTCGAGGGCAAGGTCCGCGCCCTGGTCGATGCGGCCACTGCCGCCGCGAACGCCGCCGGGCCGGAGATCGGGGTCGGCGTTTCCGGTGCCGCAGCGGGGAGCGGCGCAGCGGGGCTCGGCGCGGCCGGTCCCGCCGCGCCCCGCGGCGAGACGGTCACGATCTACCAGCGAAACGAGATCAGGGGCGCGAGCTTCGACTCGGCCGAGGATTGGTACGAGACGTTCGGGCGCCGGACGGTGCGACGCGACCTCGCGCAGCGGAGGGGCCGATGAGTGCGGTGACGGTCCTGACGAAGATTGGCACCCTCGACCTGGCGGCGAAAGGCCTCAACGCGGTGGTGGCACGGCGCCAGGGGGACGGGCCGGGGACAGTGGACTGGGATGTCTCCCACCGCAGCGGCGGGCACCGTCCCGCCTACCAGGGCTCCGCTATTCAGCCCCGCGTCCTGCCCGTCATTATCAAGCCGGCCGCGCCGATGACGCCCACCGCCTGGGACGACGCGACCGACGCGGTCCTGGCCGAGGTCGACAACCGGACGGCGGACGACCCCCTGGTCCTCACCGGGCCGTACCAGGGCACGGGCGTGAGTCTGGAGATGCCGGTCGGCGTCGAGTCGATCGAGCTGGCGGGCGGGGCGGTCTTCCTCTCGGTCCTCGCCGCCGACCCGTTCTGGCGGGCGGTCACGCCGACGACCGTGACGGCGTCGTTTTCCGGGGCGGTGGGGACGATGATCGTAGCCGTGCCGGGGGGGGAGACGGTGCGCCCCACCGTGACGATCCGGCCGACGGCGCAGCGGACGACGTCCACCGACGCGGTCGGCTGGCAGTGGGCGCGGTCGGGGGCGATCACCAACACCGCCGCCGCGCCGCTGGTGCGGTACCCGGTGCGGCTCGACCAATTGGGCGACACGGCGCCGCTGGTGACCGCCGGCAAGATGCGGGCGGACCGCAACGACCTCCGCGTCTGGATCGAGGGCCGGGACGTCGCCCGCGAGGTGGTGTTCTTCACCGGTCCGCCGGCGTCGACGCTGGTGTGGATCGTCGTCCCCTACCTCGCACCGGGCGGCTCTCTTCCCTTCACGATTCTCTACGGCAACCCCAATGCCGGCCCCGGCCCCGCGCTCGCTTACCCCGACCGGCCGGCGTTCGCGTTGGACCCCAACCGGTCCAACAACAGTACGTGGAGCTACGACGTCGCCCGCACCGCCGCCAACCACCTGCGGGGCGGCTGGTGGCTGCAAGGCGCGCCCGGCAACAGCGTCGCCTACGCCGACGTCGACGTGCCGGGCGCCTTCCGGCGCGCCCGGACCCTGCCCCGGCCGGAGAACGTCGACGACGTCTCGCAGCCGCTCTGGTCCGACTACGCGGTTGGCGGCGTCTCGTACCGGCAGGCAGTCTTCGACACCCGGCTCTACCGATCCGGCGCGGCGAGCCTGCCCGACGAGGGGCTGGCGGACGGAGTGGAGATCGAGGTCCCGGTCGGGATCGTGTCCGTGCGCGCCGGCTTTCGGCTCACCCTCCTCGCCGAGACGAGCGGCACCGTGACCGTCGGCTTCGTCCGCGTCATCGCGCGCCAGGACGCCGGCGAGGACTGGACGACCCTCTACGAGAACACCGCCCTCGGCACGACGACCGTCGTGCCGACGACGTGGACATTACCGGCGCCGATGCGCCGGGTCGCGTTCGCGGTTTGGCCGTGGAACCGGATCGGGGTCCCGGACTATGTCGGGTTCGATCGCTTTGCCCAGGCGGCGTGGGACACGGAGCTGGTCGTCTCCCCGGACGCCGCCAAACTCGTCTTCGCCGCGCTCGGCGCCGAGACGGCCGTGTTCGAGGCGGCCGTCCGAATCGACGGCGGCAGCCACGCGCTGTACCTCGGGGCGGCACCGACGGCGGCCGACCGGATTGATCCGACGCCGGGCGGTCGGCTCGCGCTCGGGCTGGCGGCGGGCGGGGCGTCACTGGTGGTCAACGGCGAGACCCGGTCGGCACGGGCGGTCCCGGCCGGGGCGACCGACGGCCCCGAGGCCCCAGTCGCCGCCGTCGACGCGACCGAGACGACGTCGTTCGGGTCGCGGCCGTCCGCGGACTGGCTGCCGCTGCCGCGCGGGAACAACGTCATCACGGTGACCCAGGCGGCGCCGGGGCCGATCACCGTGACCGTTGCCTACCGACCGGGCTATTCGTAGTGGGCGCCGCCGGCTCTTGGCCATTGATTCTCTCGAAACGTGGCGGATTGGACGCCGTTCGCGTTCCCGCCTACGGCGTCGCCGCGAGCTGGGAGATCGGGGCCGCCGGGACGCTCTCCGCGTTCGTCCGTTTGTCCGATCTCAGCGCCGCCCGGATCGACCCGGACCTGACGGGGCGGTGGGTTGGGCTGGCGTGCGGCGCGGCGGGTCGCTGGGGCGGGGTGGTGACGAGCGCGACGGTGCGGGGCGGCGAGGTCGAGATCGGGGCAACGGGGTGGGCTGTCCTGGCGTCCGGCCGCGTCGCCCGGCGGGCGCTGCGCTACCCGGCGCTGGGACCGGCGGAGCTGCTGCGGCGGCTGCTCTCGGATCTCTTCGACGGCGCCTCCTTCCTCCGGCTCGACCGGGTCGGCGGCGCGGGCGACGCAACGGGACTCGAGGTCGGCGCCGGGGACGACGTGGGCGACCTGCTCGCCCGCATCGCGGAGGGGGCCAATGTCGAGTGGCGGGTCGACGCCGACCGGGTCGTGGAGGTGGCGCCGCGGCTAGGGCGCGACCTGACGGGGTCGGTCCGGCTGGTCGGGGAGCGGCATTTCGCCGACGAGGAGGCGTCCCTGACCTTCGACCTGCTGGCGGTCGAGAACCGGCTGGTCGGGTTCGGGGCGGAGGCGGAGGACGAGGCGGGAGCGGAGGCGGCGGGCGGACTCGAGGTCGCGGACGCGGGGTCCGTGGCGCGGGTCGGGCCGCGCGAGGCGGCGCGGCGCTACCCGGACGTGCGGGGCGGGGCGAACCTGGCGCCCCGGCTGCGGCGGGACGTGGCGACGGCGGCGAACCCGGCGGTGCCGCTGACCCTGGAGACGCGCGACGTCGACGGGATGTGGGCGCGGTTCCAGGAGGGGGACACCGTGCGGGTGTCATTGGGGCTGGTCGGGATGGAGGTCGATTTCCGGGTGATGGCGCGGGCGTGGGACGGGGACGCGGGGACGCAGGCGCTGGCGGGGGAGGCGACGCGGCGGTCGCTGCCGGTAGCGCCGCCGCGCCGGGTGCGGGTGCAGGCGAATGATCTCCGAGCCGTGGCGAACGCGGCCGGCAACGTCGTGGAGGTAGAGCGGTGGACAGCGTAAAACACACCGACCTGGCGGGAGACGATCTGCACGGGCCGTACCACCGGGTGGGGACGGCCGA